CAGGTCCTGTTGCGGGAAGTAATTCTTTGTAAGCTTGTGCTTGAAACTGTGTTACCGCTTCTGCAAGGACAGGATGCGTTGCACCTGAAGCTCCTTGAAACGGTTGGGTTGGGTTTTCGTATTTAAACCCTAATAAATCTAATCCTTTAACATACGAATCTTCCCAATCTTTTCTAGATTGTTTGTACTGCATGTAATTTTCGTAAAGTGTAGACGCTAATCTTCCTAAAACATCATCAGGTAATAAATCTGCCAAATTATCAAAATGACCTTCTGTACCTGCTTGATTAACTGCACCTGGCTCAAAATTAATTTCAGCACCACCGTCATCAGTTTGAGTAACCTCTACGTCATCAGGAGAAGGTATTCTATCTTCTGTAACTTCTGTCTCTGCTGCTGCAATTTCTTCTTCGCCCGGAACTTTTATTGTTTGCTCCACATTAGGAAGAGCTTTATCTATATTGTCCGAGTTCTTGATTGTTTTAACTTGTTTTGTAGGAACATTCAAGCCTTGTGGGTTAGGTCCACTTCGAGGTGGAATTAGATTAGTCTTAACGTGTTGCATATTTACAACAAGAGTTTTGTTGGTTTTACTCATCTTTGTTCAAAAGGTTGTAAACAAACCCTCTGCCTTCTGTGTATTTTTTATATTGATCATATCCTTCATATCCTAAACTTAGTGCAAGACCCGGTAATCCAAAAAATTTGGAAATACCTCTGACACCAGCAGGACTCATACCTAATCTTAATGCTTTGTTTAACATTCCGCCTTTAGGCATTCCAACTGTAGCTTCTTTTGTCAAAGTTCCTGCAAATGCTGGACCTAAATAGTTTAATGGATCTGTTAAAATTTCTTCTGCAGAATCACCTTGGTAAACTTGACTTGCAACATTTAATGGTGTGGTTGCAGCTATACCTAATGGTGTAGCAAAACCCGATAACGCTTTTCCAACTGGTCCTAATGCTGCTCTTGCTGGACCCATCGCAGCTCTTGTTTTAAATGGTTTTCTTCTTGCTTGATAAACTGCACTAGCACCAGGAACTGCAGCTGCTGTAACTCCAAGATTTGCAGCTATATTTGCTTCGTCTAATAATTCTGGTGCATCACCAACAGCCTCCATTCTTTCTTCTCGTTCTAATTGATCCGCTGTGTCAAGGATCATAGCGTTAGCTTGTTTGTCGTTTGTTAAATAAGTTGTGGGGTCATCGTTTCTAAAAGCTTTGACCAGGGCTCCGGCACCTGCACCAACTCCTGCTGTAATTGCAAATGTTTTTCCTTTGCCTGCAAAATTTAAAAAAGATCTAGCTGCATTTTTAACTTTGCCTAATGCTGCTGATGTTGGTTTCATAGTTTCTAATTTAGCAATGTTTTCAGGATTTGATTTAAGTGTGTCAATAGCTTCAGCACAAGTTTGAACAACACCACCTGTATCTTTAGTAGATAAAATACCACAAACTTTTTTAAGGTCTGTTGGATTTAGTTTACCAATTTCGTCAAATAAAAAATTTTGAGTGCCTTTAGGAATTTTAGCAGTTTTAAATGTTCTTGTTAACGCGTCTTCTAAACTATACTTACCTAATTCTATATTTCCTTCTAACATACGAATAGGTCCTAATTGTTTTATTTTTTTCTCAAATGGTTTTAAAAATTTGTCTTGTTCTTTTCCAGAAAGTTTAGCTGCTTCAGTTAACGCCTGTCTTGTAGGTCTTTCAAAGTAATTTAACTGAGCATTGTCTTTATAAAAAACTATATCGGTGTCCCAAAAGTTTTGAGTTAAATCTCTAAAGTGATGATTATTAAAACTTCCAAAAGCTGCCCTACCGGTAAGAGTTTTAGGTCTAAATTTAGAATCTAAGTAGCCGCCTAGCGTTATTGTTTTTCCACTTGGCGCATTAAACTTAATGTTTCTTATTTTTCTAGTTAAATCATATTTTCCAACAGATTCTTTAAACCTATTAGGATTAGGTTCTCCAGGAACAGCATATTTATTTAAATAATTTTCAAGAGAAATAGTTCCTTTTATTTTTCCATCATAAGAAAATTTTTTATTTGTAGCGGTATCAAGAAATACTGCTTGTTTGTATTTCTTTGCCCAATTAGTTCTATCTACTTCACCAGGCGTTAAAACTCTATTTTTGTTGACATCAAATAATTTATATCGTGGTTTGTTAAAATTTTCTCCTGTAATAACGGATCTATAAGCTCCTTGCCAAACCCTATTCTTACTATTATCTCCGCCTCCAGGCCATCTTTTAGAAACATCTTTAGCTTTAGAGAATAGCTCGTCGTAATAATTACCAGCAACTGCTGGAGATATACCTACTCTATATTTTTTAAAATCATATCCACCTTTATACAAAGATGGGTAGGTTTCTATTAGCTCTCTCTGCTTTGCTTTTGTTAAAGGTTCAAAAGCAACTCCAGCGCCTTTTAAACCAGATTTTAATAAATTGTTTCTTACTTGATTGTTGTTTATTTCCCTTCCGTAAGTATCTACATATTTTTTATTTAAACTTTCTACAAACTCATCAAAGTTTTGATTTTTAGGTTTATTTTTAAAAAGTTTAGCTGTTTGTTCTACTGAAAGTTTTGTCTTTCCCCCTAGTAATTGTTTTTCAGCTTCTTTTAAAAAATTTAAAGCGCTTCTTTTATTTGGAAGCGTTACTGTTTGATAAGCTCTTGTACCTGGAGACGATGGTTTTTTATAGGTAAGAACTATATCTCCAATTTTAATTTTTTGTCCTGGTTTTAATTCTATTCCTACTCGATACGTTCCTGGTTTTTTTCCTGGCCTTATTGTTCCAAATCTTCTTATTTTTGTAGCCATTACATCTCCAAGATTTTTGCTAAGCCACCCTTAGACATTTTAATTTCTGGCTCTCGGTTAAGAATTTCTATAAGTTCATCTGAAGATTTTCCTGCACCTTTTAAAGCTAGAGCTTGTTCAATAGTTGCAATTGCTTCTGCTTTTCTTTGTAGGTTAGTGTCATTACCAATCATCTGTGCTAACTCATCCGGTATACCGGGATATTTAACTTTAAGTACATCTGCAGTTATAAGTTCTATTGGAACATCTGCATTTCTAAGTGTTTCTTCAGCTGATTGAAAAGGAGCTGCAATATCGTCAGGTCCACCTCTACTTCCTGGTGGAGGTAAATCATCTAATTTTTGAGTAAGTCTTTCAAAGTCTTCTACTAATCCAGGTCTCTCAATTTCATCTGCAACTTTCATTGTGTCTTTACCAAATTTTTTATTAATTAAATTCATAATACCTTTTACAGATTTACCGCTTCTAAAACCTGGTCTAAACCCATCAGGTCTAATTTTTCTAATAAAATCAAAAACTCTTCTTGATATAATATCAATATTATCAAAAGGAGATTGTTGTATAACTTCATCTATTTGATCTAACTCTTGTTTTGTAAAGTTACCTATGTTTCTAAATACAATTAACGGGTCAGGAAAATTAGATCCACCTTTACCTAAATCTTTAGACAAG